CTTGACTTCTGGACAGACGACCAGCTTGTGGCGAGCGAGATATGCGAGAAGTTTTGGGCGGACATACCCGGCATTTATGTGAGGATAGAGGAGCTATGACGATACACGAAGTAAAGAAAAGTCTCGGACGCAGGGTAAGCTACAACGGCTCTGACTGCTACGAACTGACAGGGTGCATTATCCGCAAGAGCAGCAAGACAGGTCAGTTCTTCTATCAGGCAGAGATCGCTGACAAGACTTGCGGCAATACGTTGATGTATTGTAGGCTGGAAGAGTTGAGGTGTGAGGAGGCAAAAGAATGAAAACACATGATCTGAAACTTAGCATAGAATTTTGTGACGCTGTTCTGAGAGGTGAGAAAACTTTCGAGGTCAGAAAGAATGACAGAGGTTTTCAGACAGGAGATCTGATAAGATTTATACCGACTGACGGAACGTCTTATCGTAGTTCAGACGGCACAGTAAGAGAACACGCAAAACATGAGATATCGGGACATACATACAAGATAACATATATCCTCAACGGCTGGGGAATAAAGAACGGGTATGTTGTGCTGGGAATTAAGGAGTATAGACAAACTGAGGAGGTATAACAATGTCAAGATATATTGACGCAGAAAAGTTAAAGTGTTCTATTGATTCGGAAACAGACAGCATATTTGATTGGGATATGACCATAGAAGAACTTTATTATAACCTGTGCAAACTGATTGATGATGAACCTACCGCAGATGTGCAGGAGGTCAAGCATGGAGACTGGCTTAAACCTGGCAATGACCCAATTGACAATAAACAATGGATATGTTCCGAATGCAAAGGATTAACTGAAACGGCATATTATTGTGGGCATTGCTACTATAATTACTGTCCTAACTGCGGAGCTAGAATGGACGGTGTTGCTAATGGCTGACCCAATGACCATGCCACGCCTGAAAGCCTACCGCAGGAACGCCTCAGCCATTGAGGACATCAAGGCAGAGCTTTCAGGCAAGTACGTTGCCGACAGTATCAGCGTATGCACTCCGCCGTCCTACACACCACACAGCACACGCATAGACGGCTTTCTGCCAAGCGGCGATACACTTTCACTGCTGTGCGAGCAGGCACGGCTAGAGCGTGAGCAGAGGGCTGTGGAGGAGTTTATCAAGGGAATAGAGGATAGACAGATGAGAAAGATATTTGTACTCAGGTTTGTAAAAGGATTGACTTGGATACAGATAGGACACAGGGTCGGAGGTACAGCGGACGGCTGTAGAATGGCGGTCAAAAGATTTTTGCAAAATGCTTAAACTTGTTCGCTCTGTTCGTTTTACTTATGTTATAATTTAAACTGAGGAAAGTGTAGATGTACCTCAGACTTGTACTTTCATTGAAGTCACCTCCAATTTTCTAAGCCCCGTAAGGGGCTTATGCAGAGCGTGAGTGCATGAGCTTGCGGTCTGCACCAAGTCGGCGTGCTTCCGACAGAAAACAAAGGCACTCCTTGAATTTTACATTGCCAACGCTTATATAGCGTTCGGGCAGGGTCTGAAAGCCGTATTCCCCATACTGCGGCTTTCGATTTGCAGGTCGAGAGCGTGCCAGCTCAACATCTGCTCCACCATTTTAGATACTCTTTAAATATATTCACAAGGGCGGCTGCATTTTGCGGTCGCTTTTGCGTTGTGTCGCAAAAAGTTCATAAATGTCGAATTTTTGATATAATGCATAAAAAATACAATTGTGTTTTATGCAGTAAATAGAAATTCGGTGCATTTCGTTGATTTTCGATCTGATTAGTGATATAATATAGAAAATACTATTGATTGGAGATTGTATTTATGCATATAAAACTAAAAGAATACCTTTTGCTTTTAAAGGAAAAATGCGAACAAGGAAACCAAACGCCAAGTGATTTTTCGAAGTTAATTAACTTAATTCGTGATTTAAAATATGATATTGATGATGCTGAAACTACATCGCTGCTTGACATAGTATATCATGTTTTGCTTGAAGATGTAGAGTTAATAATAGAGAATGACACATGGTGTGAGCAAAATGGTGACTATTTTGCTGGAAATATGGTTCCCAAAGACAATGATATTTCACGAAAGTTTACTAGAAAATATTCAGATATTTTTAGAAGCAAAAATTTTCATTTGTCAATAATCACAGCTGAACTCCGTGATATAATTGATAATTATGAAGCATTAAAAAGTGACTTTTATTTAAGAAATCCAGAAGTTGTTTTAAGAGACGATGTAAGGGTAAAAGATTATGATCTATTTGTTGATAAAGGTACAAAAATAGCGAATAATTTAAAAACAATACTTAAATAATAAGGCCTCATTTATTAAACTAATTCAAGTTGTACAAACAGTACAAAAAAAGACTATCTAAAGTAGAAAAAATAAATTTTAAGCAATAAACTGATTTCGTTTTTAAAACGGGGTCAGTTTTGTTTTTCTTCAGAAAGGACGGTGCCTCTCATGACAGCACGTCAAAAGAAATTTGCAGAATACTATGCTCAGAGCGGCAACACCGTTCAGAGTGCTATAAAGGCAGGATACAGCGAGAAGTATGCGAAAGCTGACGCCTGCAAAATCCTAGATAATCCTAGTGTTGCGGAGTATATCCGTGTGCTGTCCGAGAAAGCTCAGAACGAGCGTATAATGACTGCAAAGGAGAGGCAGGCACTCTTGTCTGATATCGCTAAGGACGGCAAGAATGACCCTGCTGACCGTATCAGAGCCGTCGATACGCTTAACAAAATGACAGGCGAGTATGTGGCTAAGATACAGGCGGAGGTCAAGACCTCTGAAAAGCTTTCAGACGTTTTCGCTCAGATAGGCGGTGAGGGGCTTGACGAGTAAGTTTCCCCTGTCGCAGAAGTATATGGACTTCATCAACAGCGTTCGGGGTGTGTCTGCGGATTTTCTTGAGGGAACTACCGCAAGCGGCAAAACAACTGTGGGCGCAGGAATAAAGTTCATGCGTATGGTGTCGGCAAGCCGAAAGAAACTTCACGTCATTGCCGCTAAGACTACGGGAAAGGCTGAGGAAACTATCATTCAGCAGGATAACGGCATTCTTGACCTGCACACCAATGCTCGGTACTTCGGCAACGGCGATAAGGACTACAAACTGCCGCATATCAAGTTTGAGGGCAAGATAATCTATGTTCTGGGATATGACAACAAGGATAAGTGGGAAATGGTGCTGGGCGCTCAGTTTGGCTGCGTGTATATCGACGAGATAAATACCGCTGATATCGAGTTTGTCCGTGAGATGTCAACCCGTAACGATTACCTTATGGCGACCCTCAACCCTGACGACCCCTCTCTTCCTGTGTATAAAGAATTTGTCAACCGCTCACGTCCGTATCAGAAATACGCCTGTGACGTGCCTGCGGAGATAATGAAAGAGCTTACAGAAGAACCTGTACCCAATTGGCGGTACTGGTTCTTTACTTTTCGTGATAATCTTTCCCTTACTGATGAGGATATCAAGCGAAAAATGGCTGCCGCTCCGAAAGGCACAAAGCTGTATAAGAACAAGATACTCGGTCTGAGAGGACGTGCAACAGGGCTTGTGTTTGACCTGCAAAAGCGAAATATCTTGACAGCAGAGCAGGCGAAAGCTTTCAATTATGTGTACTTCTCAGCCGGGCTTGACACCGCTTACTCGCAATCCTCACCTGATACCATAGCGTTCACCTTTGTGGGCATAACGGCTGACAGAAAATGCGTCACTCTTGACGAGGAAGTGTATAACAATCGTGACAGACAAGTGCCGCTCACGCCCTCCGACATACCGAAAATATTCACGGCGTTCTTGGAGAAAAACCGCAGGGCGTGGGGCTTTGCACGAGATGTGTATATCGACAGCGCAGATCAGGCGACCATACTTGAATGTCAGAAGTTCGGACGGCTCACAGGCAGTATATATAATTTTATCCCGGCATTCAAGAAAACGAAAATAATCGACCGAATACACTTGCAGTCAGCTTGGCTGGCGGCAGGTGATTTTTATATCCTTGAGCATTGCAAGGAGTACGCAGGCGAGCTTAACATATACAGTTGGAAAGAGGATAAGGCTGAGCCGGAGGACGGCAACGACCACCTTATCAATTCCTGTCAGTATGCCTGGCTGCCGTATCGTGACAAGATAGGAAGTGTGAAGATTGACTAAATTCAGCATAGGAAGCAAGGTGAAAAATATGATAAGAAACTGGCTTGATATCCAGCCTGCACCCGAATACAGTATAATTATCACAGAGAAAACAGGTTTTATGACAGATGTGATAAGGTCGCAGCTTTGGTATCGTGGTGACGCCGCAGAGCTTTCACAGTTCTTTCGTCAGCTTAACTTAGGCACAAATTCATTCTGGAGCAGCGTCCCTGAGAAAGAAAAGATACGCAAGATACATAGCGGTCTGCCTGCAATAATCGCCGATACGCTGTCATACATTGTCTATTCTGATATGGACGATATCAAGGTCACAGGGGACAAAGCAAAGGCTGACTTTGAGAATATCTGCGAGCATATAGACTTCACAGAGCTGACAGGCAAGGCGATAGTTACCGCACTTGTTGACGGCGACGGAGCTTTCAAAATATCGGTGGATACTGAGCTTTCTGATACGCCGATAGTCGAGTTTATCGGTGCT